ATAGGAGGCTCGAAACGCGAAGACTCCAGGGTGACACTTGATCCTTCTCGAGGGGGTAAATCGGGTTCATCCCGATCCCCGCAAACGTTGAAGCCATTTTGGTCCAGCGGTAAACCAAAATGTCGTAAAGGATATAGATATGACTTTAAGCGTAAGATGTGCGTCAAAAAGTCATGAAAGGTAATTTGACTAGATATAAATGCCCTCGATGTGGGCATATAACAGTAAGCCACACTACGAAAACTCACTCGCACTCGAGTCGTAAGTGTGGTGCTGTTGGGTGTCAGCGTAGTTTAAGTAGAAGACACATACTCGAATAAATGTGGCTTGGATAGGCGAAGGTGTATGGTTCAATCAGTTCACACTTCAAGTTGAACCTGTAAACGGAGTTTATTGTGATTGTTGGGACTGTACTTTTGCAGTTCCACATGATCAGTTAATTGACGGTGGAGTGTTTTACACTAAATCCGAATACAGAGAGCATCAGAAGACAAGACGCCGGGCATATTTTGACCGGAATAAATCTATTCAGGCTACTAAGGACGGCATGGCACGTACGAAGGAGATAACGGAGGCGGCGCTGGTTTGGGAAGGCCAGCCCGTCCCCACATTTTTTGATATTAAACACGGTGAATGGCAGCATTATGAAGATCCCGTTCATCGTTTTGAAAGAATGTTTGGCTACTGATCAGATGTTGAAACATTTAACCGGAGGCTCTAAAGAGCAACGGCCTCCGGTGGGTAAGTCTAGCGACACCCCGAAGGAGTGAAAAAATCGCAAGACGGGACATGATTACGACTGCAATCATTAGGGAAGCCAGCGAATATGGGGCTGGATGCATTTATATGCATAGTGCTATACCCGACTTTATGCAACAAACACAGTTGACTGATTACAAATGTAAGTGGTGCGATCTACGAGAACAAGGTTTGAAGTTAATACCTGAATTAAGGATAGATCCAGTATGTTTTAGGTGTAAAAAGGTATGGGATTAATAAAGGGTTAGCCTCTCCTATTGGAGATATGGAAGGACAATTATATTATAAAGTTGCAAGTTCAACAACGACTGCCTTTGTAAATCTAAACAAAGATTTATCACTTGTTAATGCAAAAAACATGGAACATACTACTAGAGATGGACATGTCAAAGGTTACATGTGTAATATAGCGTTTGTTGGTTCTAATAACCAACTCTTTGGTATTGTTACAGCGCCGAACACATGGAAATTTCGTAACAGTTTTAGGAAATTTCATGCTTATAGATCTTTGATGTTTAAGAATGCAGGGGTTTCTAAGGAAGAGATGGGTAGATACGGGAAAACTATTCGACCATATCTTAACCACGCACATTATGACGCAGTTAAGGGTAATACTTCTAACAAAGTCTTGTTACCTTATTCAGACCTTGGTGTGTATCAAGGTGGAGATTGGACTCATTCAAAGTTTGCTACTGTACCACTTTATGAGACACCGGATGATCCTGCTGATCAGCCGATTATTATGGGTGATTCAAGCCTATATGTTACTGACGAATGGGAAGTTACTATTCTAGATCAGAATCAAATCCAAGCTACTCAGAACGAGGATTTTACCAGCGGAGCTTATGATACAGTAGGCATGATTCATAGTTACAACCTGGATAGACAGGATGTAGTAACTCCTACTACTGCAGGTGAAACTATTCAAGGACCGTCGAACCCGTTAGCGGCTTTGATTGCTAGTGGTAATCAAGCTGCAGGTGATATTTTGAATATTACTACAGAACAGGAACTCGAACTGCCTCCTTACAATACTGATGATGGTGGGGATTCAGTCGAGGGTATTAGAGCACAAATAGCCAAAGTACCTTCAATTTTGGGTATCGTGCGTACTAATGTCTTTGTTCCAGCGGGGATATTTGAACTCAATGTTTCAGGTTCCACGGCTGCTTTCGATATGTATGTAGATGTTATAGGCGAAGTTCTTTGCAAGGATATGGCATGAAGTTAAATTTAACAACTGAGGGAAAACTACCAGATCATTTCTGGAAATATGTTTTTTTGATTGTGGCGTTGGGTTGTGGTATTAACTCCGACTCAATCCTTTTAATGGTGGGTGTTTGAATGGTTAGACCTGGTTTATTCATAGCACCTACTCAGTTAGAAATGTTACGAATTTCTAATGAAGGTGTGCAAGCATATGACGACGGTGGCTTGTCAGGGGGCGTTAGTTATATTGCACAAGATTTAGGCGATAAACTGATTACATATGGATCGGTTGGAAGTGTACTTTTTTTCAAAGGACTACCGACTCAATTATATCGATTACCGGCTGCTTATGGTGGCCGTTTAACTGCAAGTAAGATATTTCGTACTTACGGCGGTTATTTTTCGCCATTCCCATCATTGGGTATGATCGCTTTAGGTGAATTATATTCACGAATTAAAAAGTCCCCTGGAAGAGCAGTTGCTGACACCTCCATAGGAGGCTCGAAACGCGAAGACTCCAGGGTGACACTTGATCCTTCTCGAGGGGGTAAATCGGGTTCATCCCGATCCCCGCAAACGTTGAAGCCATTTTGGTCCAGCGGTAAACCAAAATGTCGTA